CGAAGGGGGCCGAGATGACACCACCAATGAACAAGCGTTGTGCCAGTACTGTTCCGATACGAAGACTCGAGAAGAAGCGAGACGCGGACGCCTGAGGAGAACCGAGGAGCCGGGGGGACCGAAAATGTTAGAAAAAAACCGGCCCTGAAACCATTCGCTTCCCGGCGCGCAACATTCCGCAGATCTGAGAGTGTTCTATCTTATGCCGAAGCCGAAGACACCCGTTAAACCGCGTCATGATGCCCCAGGACCGACGATCGGGCACGTCCGCGACCTCACGCCAGACCCGGCGAACCGGCGGGCCCACAACCCGCGCAATCTGGGGATGCTGGTGGATGCGCTGCACAAGGTGGGAGCGTCACGGTCCATTGTCGTAGACGAGGACGGGGTAATCCTGGCTGGTAACGGTGTGGTTGAGGCGGCGTCAGAAGCCGGGATCACGAAGCTGCAGATCGTCGACGCGGACGGGGACACGCTCGTCGCGGTGCGCCGGCGAGGGCTGACGCCGAGCCAGAAGCGAGAGCTGGCAATCTACGACAACCGGACGGCGGAGCTGGCGGAGTGGAACGTGGAACAGCTCGCCGCGGACTTGCAGAACGGGGAGGACCTGACGGCGTTCTTCCTGCCGGACGAACTCAAGACGCTGCTGGCCGGCGCGGAGGGCGTCAAGGCGGGATTGACTGATCCGGACGATGTGCCGGAAGAACGGCCCACGGGCATCGTTCCGGGCGATGTGTTCGACTTGGGGTCACACCGGCTGTTATGCGGCGATGCGACCGGCGGCTCGTCCTGCGCCGTTGAGTGGGCGGCGGCGGCGTCCGTGCTCTGGGCGGATCCGCCCTATTCGAAAGACTACACATCGCGGGGCGATAAGGGGTCATGCGAACGGAGCGGACGCTTTGTAGACGTGCTCGCCTCGCTCGCAGAGTTCGGAGATCTAGCGGGATCGTACTACGTGAAGCTACCGTGGTATGACACCGTCGCCGCGGTGCCGTTACTGCGCCCGTCGAATTTTCTCGTCTGGGCAAAGGTTGGATTCGGTATGGGCGGCGGCGATTTTCGTACGCAGCACGAGATTATGCTTTACCGACGCAACCGCGGTATCTGTGCGGCCGCCGCGGACGTGGGCGACGTGTGGTCGTTTCCTGTGCCGTTCCGCGGGCGCATGCTGCACGTTGCCGAGACGCCCGTAGCGATTATCACGCAAGCTCTCCGATTTAGCAGCGTCGCCAGATCATCAGTGTTCGATCCGTTCTGTGGCTCGGGCTCGAGCCTAATGGCCGCAGAGCAATTGGACCGCGTCTGTCACGCTATTGAAATCGAGCCGCGCTATTGCCAGGTCATCATCGATCGCTGGGAAGCCTTCACCGGCCAGCAGGCCGTCAAAGTCGGGGAGGCGATCCGTGCGTAGTCACTGGACGCACGGCTATTACCACGACTGCGCGCACCGCTGGCGCTGGTCGGCGCGGCTCTGTCAACGGTGGAAACGGTGGTGGCGATGAAGGGCCGCAAGCCAGAACCCTCGGCGCTGAAACTCCTCCGCGGGTTGCCCGGGAAGCGGAAGCTGAGCGCCGACGAACCGCAGCCGGCGCCGCTCGTCGACCTCACCCCGCCGGCGTGGCTGGACCCGGAAGCGCAAGCCGAATGGCTGCGCCTCGCGCCCATGCTCGAGCGCCTCGGCGTCTTGACGGAGACGGACACCGGCGCCCTCACCGCCTACTGTGACGCCTGGGCGACGTGGAAAGCCGCGACGCAGCAGATCCGGAAGTTTGGCATGGTGATCAAGGGCAAGGCGGATCTGCCGATCGTCTCGCCCTACGTGAAGATTGCGCATAACGCCCTGCTCCAGATGCGGGCGCTCCTGACCGAGTTCGGGATGACGCCGAGCTCGCGGGCGCGGGTGCATGTGCCGACGAAGACGGAGAAGCCCGCCGTCTCCAAGTGGGTCGGGCTCAAGTGACGCAAGCCGAGCGCGCGATTCGCGTGATTGGCAACCTGACCCACACCAAGGGGCCGTTCGCGCTTGAGCCGTTCAATCTCCGCCCGTGGCAACTGCGCATCCTGCGGCAACTGTTCACCACGGGGAAGGACGGCCGGCGGGTGTATCGCCAATGCCTCCTGATGCTGCCCCGGAAGAACGGGAAGTCCGAACTCTGCGCGGCACTGGCGATTTACTTCCTGATGTTCGACGGGGAGATCGGAGGTGAGGTCTACTCAGCGGCGGCCGACAAGGACCAGGCGGCGCTGGTATTCAACGTCGCGGCGCAAATGATCCGCAACGACCCGGAGCTCGAGGCGCAAGTCGAGATCATTGATTCGCAGAAGCGCATCGTCCACCGCGCCAGCAACAGCATTTACCGGGCGATTTCCGCGGAGGCGTACTCGAAACACGGGTTCAACGCGTCGGTGGTGATTTACGACGAGCTCCACGCGGCGCCGAGCCGGGACTTGTGGGACGTGCTGTCGACGAGCCAGGGCGCGCGGGCGCAGCCGCTGATGATGGCGATTACCACGGCCGGCTTCGATCGCCACTCGATTCTCTGGGAACTCTACGCCCATGCGACGAAGGTGGCGGAGAACCCGTCCCTCGATCCGTCGTTTCTGCCGATTCTCTACGAGGCGCCGATCGGCGCGGACTGGACGGACGAGCGGGTGTGGAAGAAGGCGAACCCGGCGCTCGGGGACTTCCGAAGCCTTGAGGAAATGCGGATCGCGTGCGCGCGGGCCCAGGAGATTCCCGCCCAGGAGAATACGTTCCGGCGGCTGTATCTCAACCAGTGGACGGAGCAGGCCTCGCGTTGGTTGGCGTTGGCGGCGTGGGATGCGTGCTGTGTGGTGACAGCATGAACGTCATGTGCAAGTGCGGGGCGCGCCCTCGGCGGTGTTGGCGCTATTGCCCGATGTGCCGGCGGCGCGTGAACGTCGTGAGAACGTGCCGTCTGTGCGGACAGCCAGCGGCGTCCTCGACGGGATCGCTCTGCGCGAAACATCGGGCGGTGCCGCGTCCACGCGGGATCTGTCAAGCCTGCGGCAAACCAGCCCTGAACACCAAATCCACGTGGTGCGAGTACCACGAGCCCGACGCGAACCGGCATCAACGCGAACCATATGGTCCGAAAGGCCCAAGGACCGACGAACGATCACTGGCGGAGGCGGAGCTTCAAGCCGCGGCGCTTTCAGCCTTGACGGACGAGGAACTGCGAGAGTTGCTATGACGCGCGCAGAATACCGCGCCGCGCTGAAAGGCCGCCGCTGTTACCTCGGCCTCGACTTATCGAGCACGAAGGACTTGACGGCGCTCGTCGGCGTCTTCCCCGACGACGACGGCTTCGACGTCCTGGCGCAGTTCTTCGTGCCCAAAGACAGCATTCAGGAGCGCGCGAAACGCGACCGCGTGCCCTACGACCAGTGGGAACGCGACGGCTTTCTCATCGCCACCCCCGGGAACGTCGTCGACTACGACTACATTCGCCAGACGCTGAAGGATTGGGCGGCCGAGTTCGCGGTGCGGGAGGTCGCCTTTGATCCCTGGAATGCCACCGACCTGGTAACGAAGCTTCAGGAGCAGGACGGGTTTACCTGCGTCCCCATGCGGCAGGGGTTTGTCTCGCTCTCCGCGCCGACGAAGGCGCTCGAGAAGGCGGTGCTCGGCCGCACGCTGCGCCATGACGGGCACCCGGTGCTCCGCTGGAATGTCTCGAATGTGTCGGTGGAGACGGACGCGACGGGGAACCTGAAGCCGTCGAAGAAGGTGTCCACGGAGCGCATCGACGGCGTCGTCGCGCTGATCATGGCGATCGATCGCATGGAACGGAACAACTCGACGACGACGCCGACGTACACCATGCTCGTGTTAGGAGGCGGTAGCCGGTGAAGCGCCCCCCTGGTCGCCCGCCTCTTGATGAGAAGGATCCGTCCGTGCAGATCACGGTGCGACTGCCGTCGAAGCGGTACGACGAGCTCTGCGCGCTCGCGAAGCGCCAGGACATGAGTCTCCCGCAAGCCGTGCGGCTGCTGCTGTACGGCAACGTCTTCATCCACCGCGAGAAAAAACCTTAAAAATAGGCGTCTGCCCTAACTACCCGCACACTCAAGCGGTAGTGAACCGCGCCTATAGCCTGCTCGAAATCAAGTCGATCGACGCGGAGCGCCGCGTCATCCGGGGCATTGCGACCACGCCCGCGCCGGATCGCCAGGGTGACAGCATCGATCCGCTCGGCGTCACGTTCACCAATCCACTCCCGCTGCTCTGGCAGCACGATCCCACAGCTCCGATCGGCGAGGTCACACTCGATCCGCCGACGGCGGACGGTGTCACGTTCACCGCGTCGCTCCCGCTGATCACCAAGCCGGGCAAGGCCAAGGACCGCGTCGACGAAGCGTGGGATTCGCTGACTTCGACGCCGCCGCTG